TGTTATTAATTGCCGATGTGTACTTGGTTATGATACTAAATAAAAAACCCATGCGCTAACATGGGTTTAATGGTCGAGGCCAACAGAGGAAAATACCGCAACCAAAGCTAATATAACATAGTTTTGAGGGCGATGCGATGCGTTTACATTACACAAAAGCAATGGCTTTAGTTGATGACAATTTTAATGCGGAAAGTGATGGTTTATTTAAAGGATATGCGGCTGCAACTGGGAATGTTGACTTAGGCGGCGATATTATTTTAAAAGGCGCGTTTAATGAATGGCTGCAAACAGCAGATGCTAGCCGCGTGCGCGTACTTTGGCAACATGACTGGGACAAGCCGATTGGCAAAACCTTATCCATGTATGAAGATGATAAAGGTTTGGCTGTTGAGGGTGAATTATTATTAGATATTCAAAAAGCACAAGAGGCGCGTACATTAGTTAAAAATAACGCGATTGATGGCTTGAGTATTGGTTATATGATTGATGATTTTGCATACGAAAATAATGTGCGTATCATCAAAAAGTTATCTGTTTTCGAGTTTAGTTTTGTGACATTTGCAATGAATCCTAATGCTATTGTAAATGACATGAAAAGTGCTAAACTAGATACCGTTAGAGATTGTGAGCATTACCTGCGCGATGTTTGTAAGTTATCACGCTCTGAAGCAAAAACGCTAATTAGTCGAATTAAGCAAAGTCGAGATGATGAGCCTAATTATGATGAAATAGCAGCTTCATTGTTGAAACTTAATCAAACATTACGAGGTTAATACCATGACTGATTTTATTACAGAAGTCAAAAAGCTAATGGACGAAACAGGCAATGCCGTTTCTCAATTACGCCAAAGCCAAGAACAAGCCATTGCTGAATTTAAAAAGCATGGCGAAACATTAGGCGAAACAAAAACCAAGCAAGATTTAATCGAAAAAGATATTGCAGGTTTAATTTTGTCTGTTCAAGAAATCAAAAAAGCGCAGTCTGTAAATAATTCACAGCCAAAAGATGGTTTAAGCGACGAGCAACGTGAAGCCAAAAGCGCGTTATTTAAACATATGCGCGGTGGTCGTTTATCGGATTCTGAGCAAAAAGCATTATCAACCATCACTAATCCCGATGGCGGTTATTTAACATCTCCCGATATGACTGGTCGAATTATTCAGCGTATTCATGATAATTCACCTGTTCGCCGTTTTGCTAATGTAAAAACCACAGGCAAAGACACTGTTAATGGCTTAATTGATAATGGCCGGAATAGTTATTCTTGGGGTTTTCAGGGCAACACACCAAGCACCACAAACACAAAAGAGTTTGGTCAGTACGAAATTAAAGTTAAAAAACTTTATGCGTACCCAACAGCAACAACTGAAATGCTTGAAGATGCAGATTACGACATCGAAGGCATGGTTATTGCTGATGCAGCACAAGGTTTTGCTGAGGGTGAGGCATATGGGTTTTTGTTAGGTAATGGTGTTTTACAACCACGCGGCTTAATGACAGTGCCCACTGCTTACACAGGCGACAATACTCGCGCATGGGGTACAGTGCAGAAGTTCAAAACTGGCGTTAATGGCGCGTTTGCAGCAACACCTAACGGCGGGAAAGTATTTATTGACGCTGCTATGTCTTTACGCGGTGCATATCGTGCAGGTGCTATTTTTGGTATGAATCGCTTTACATTTGCTGCTGCGATGAAGCTTCAAGATAGTGATGGTAATTTTATTTGGCAGCCAACTTGGAACTTAACAGATTCTCCGTTTGGTATGATTCTTGGTATTCCTGTTGTGCCTGATTTTGACCATATGGCTGATATTGCAAATGATAGCTTGTCGATTTTTGTCGGTAACTTAAATCAAGCCTATCAAATTGTTGACCGTCGCGGAGTTAATGTTATTCGTGACAATATTACTAATCCTGATGTTGTTAAGTGGTATTTCACAAAACGTACAGGTGGCGATGTTGTTAACTCCGAAGCCGTCCGTTTCATCGAATTTAAAGCTTAATAAAGGTGCTGAAAATGAGTACAAATAAAGATTTACACAATCAAATTAGTACAGGTGTGGCGATTGCATTAACTGCTGTTGCAGATGGTGAAGATGTTGCAGGTGTGGCAATTGATCGTCAAGGCAGCGATGGCTTAGAAATTATTTTCCAAGTTGGTGCTTATACTGATGGTAGCGTTACACCACTGATTGAAGAATCAGACGACAATGTTACTTATACCGCTGTTGCTGATGCTGATTTAACAAACACAGAAGCAAGCGCGGCTTTAACCGCTGCGGGCGTTTCTAGCATTGGTTATGTTGGCTTCAAACGCTATGTACGGGCAACTGCCGTGACTGCTGCCAGTTCAACATTAAGCGTTGGTGCATCTTACGTTAAGTTTGGTTTACGTTTAGAAGGCACTGTAGACCCATCTTAAAACAATTAAGGCGGCTTCTCGGAGTCGCCTTTTTTAGAGTTATTTAAAATGTCTTTATTGATTAGCGAATCAGGCAGCGAACCGATTACAACAGCCGAAGCGAAAGCATGGGCAAAGGTTGAAAATAGCGATGAAGATAGTTTAATTAGCTCTTTGATTACGTCATGCAGACGTGAAATCGAATCATATACTAAAAACGTTTTACGGCCTCAAGTTTGGCAAACTGTTTACCAATTTGAATATCCGAAAACAATCTTTTATTCGCCACGTTTACAAGCAAGTAGCGTGACTGTAACGATTGACGATGAAGCCTATACTGACTTTACATTCAACGAGGTTACAGGTCGATTAAAAATTAATAACGAATACAGCTCAAGCAATGAAATCAGCATCACTTGGAATTGTACAACAATGCTTTATTCGTTAGCACCGTTAAAACAAGCTCTTTTAGATTTAGTCACTTATCGCTTTTATAATCGCGGTACTTATGATTTACCGCAAAACGTGCGTACTGTTTTAGACCAATACCGAGTGTTTAATGTATGAATATCGGCGAATTAAAGCACCGTATCAGATTTGAGCAAAATCAAAAAATCAGCGATGGTCAAGGTGGCTTTGATTCTAATTGGGTAGAGCTAGATAAATTATGGGCTAAAGCTGTCGAACAATCGCCACGCGAGCGTTTTTATCGTGGTGAGGAGCAACATACACAAGGCTTTATTTTTACGATTAGGCAAAATCAAGCAATAACAATACCTGCAACGAGAGATAGTTCTAATTTACGAATAGTGCATCGTGGCCAAACGTTTAGAATTACAGGCATCAGCCAAGACAAATATGATTTAGATTTTTATAACATCACAGCCGAACTTTGGGGAGGCGTGGCACAATGAAAATGAAAGGTGCGTTATTTTATTTACAAGCTGAGATTAGCGGCAATTACACAACAATTGCAGCGATGCAAAGCAATAGCATGACAATCAATCAAGAAACTGTCGAGATTACAGACAAGTCAATGCTATTTCGTGAGTTATTAGAAAACGCAGGTATTGGCAGCGTAAGCACAAAAGCTCAAGGCATTGTTAGTAATTCAGCAAGTTATCAATTTATCAAAGATTCTGTTATTAGCGGAACAATCATTAATTGCAAGTTGTTGTCAAACACAGGTGAAGTTTATAGTGGTGGTTTTTTAATTACATCGTTTGAATCATCGGGCGAATATAACAAAGCCGAGCTTGTTGCAATTACGCTTGAATCATCAGGGACTATATCTTTAATTGATAATGATTTTAGATTGTTAGAGGGTGGCGGTTTTAGATTGTTAGAAGATGGCAGTCGTAGAATGTTGGAGGCCGCATAATGAGCGTTACTATTGGCCAACAGTTAAGCGATATTTTGCGCCGAAAAGTAGAGGGCGCATTAGTTATTAGTGGTGAAATGGTTGCAACTCAAGTTAGACGCAACATTCAGAAATCACCACGCGGCGGCAGAACTTACATTAAAACCAATCCGAACAGAGTACATAAAGCATCGGCAGCAGGTGAAAGCCCTGCTACTGATTTAGGGTTTTTAGTGCGCTCAATTCAAGTACAGCCTGATTTTGATAACTTGCGTATCCGTGTTGTTAGCCTACATAGTATTGCGCCTTACGCTAGACGATTAGAATTTGGTGATATGTCACGCAATTTGCAACCACGTCCTTTTATGTTTAAAGCATTGCAAGCGCAAAAACAAAAAGCCACAAACGTTGTGCAAAAAGCCTTGCGTGATGCACTTGCACAAATGCAAGGCGCGACACCATGAGCCTATTTAACGATTATTTTAAAGCGGTTTATGTTGCTTTGGATGCAACAACAGGCTTAACAGGAATTATTAGCGAATCGTTATCTAATGCTGATCCATTCCC